CGTGTTAAAAAAGAAAGAGTATAATGAAACGAGTTATTGAAATTAGAGCCGCAGAAGGCGGCGATGATTCTAAACTATTTGTCAGCGACCTTGCTGACGCTTATCAGCGACTGGGCAACAAGCTAGGCTGAATTACTCAGATACAGGGCTCGTGGCCGGGGGAAATTCATATCCTGGTTACCGGCCCTGATCTTACGAGTTTAGAATCAGAAGCAGGTGGGCATCGTATACAGCGAGTACCACCAACTGAACGTAAAGGTCGTGTTCATACATCAACTGTGACAGTAGCAGTGATTGATCCAGAAGTTACCGCAGTTGTGTTTGACGAACGCGACTGTGATATAGATTGGTTCTCGGGTACAGGTGCAGGCGGACAACATCGCAACAAGCACCAAAATTCGTGTAGGATAGTACACAGACCCACGGGCATTACAGCAGTGGCCCAATGTAGAAGCAGGTCTAATAGCCTCAACGAAGCAATAGAAAATATTCAAAAAAGGCTTGACGAAACGGTCAGATCCAAGTATAATAAAGCTATTGCACAGGATCGAAAGCAACAAGTTGGATCTGGCATGCGAGGTGACAAGATTCGTACATATCGTTTTCAAGATGATAGAGTGCAGGATCATGTAACAGATAAGACAGCAAGTGTTAAAAAAGTTCTTGCTGGAAATTTTGATCTACTTTGGAATTGATATGACTCAAATTCTAGTTTGGAAATGTGATCAAACAGGTAAACTGTTTGAGGATAAAAACAAATACAAGGGCCATCTGAGCAAGCTGGCCCGTGAGCGAAACATTAAACGCAAGCTCACAGTTATGGAAGCACTTGCTGATCAAAAGTGGAACGAACTCTACGAGTGTGAACAAACCATTGAACAGTGGCGTGACATGGTTATTGCTAACCAAGACATGTTCTGGGCTGAGGCCGCCAAGAGCGATCCCTACGATTGGAAACTAGTTGGTAAGACACACAGTCGCAAGAAAGATAGTGTAGTTTGTCCAGTTCCTCGACTGTTGGAGTTCACTGAATTTAGTGTTCGTTGGAATCCTGCAGTTAGTAATAGCCACAGTTGCCCACACAATGGTGTTCAGTGCTGGAGCAGCCAGGAAGCCAAAGATGGCCGCCCACGTAGCTACCCAGGTTGGAGTGGTCGTGTTGAGTGGATTGTTGAATGGCCTAAAGAATGGGATGGCTTCTACCTAGGCGGTGATTTGTTCAGTGGCTTTAGTCGCACTGGTCGTCAACGTGCTCACACTGGTACAGGTGGTGGCGGTGGTATGCGCTACAGCGAAAAGCACAAGTGTCATGTCCAGAGCTTTGGCTATGACTTCCGCATGTATGCCGCAGACTGGCCAGGTATGGCTCGTGTTGTTGGTATGGATCAGTTTAACGAAGTACTAGCAGGTAATCGTCTAGCGATTGACTATGCTTTTTAAAAGGAAATAAAATGCCATGGATTGAAAACGTAAGCTTGGGAGATATCCCAAAAGGTCGGCATCACAATGCTGGTGAAAACTCAATGCTGATTCAAATTGTTGATCCTGCTATGAGTTTTCCTGAACCCATGCATAAGTTTAAAGAGACTCACCAGTTTGAGTTTCTGGATCTTGAGCAAGGTGATGCATTCGGTGAGGAATTTAAAGTCACTGACGCACAGGCAGAAGAACTTGTTCGACTATTGCAACATGCACTAGAAAAACGAATGAACGTAGTTGTTCATTGTGTTGCAGGTGTTTGCCGTAGCGGCGCAGTTTGCGAAGTTGGTGTTATGATGGGCTTTGATGATTGCGAAGGATTTCGTAGCCCTAACTTAATGGTCAAGCACAAGATGATGAAAGTCTTGGGTTGGACATACGACGAGAACGAGCCCCATACAATCAATGGTGTTACTACTGATTGGGGCTTTGTTCTTCCTAAAGAACGTGAGGGAGATATTTAATGAATTGGATACGATACAGCGGTGTATGGTTGACACTTATATTAAATCCTTTTCATTGGCGATTGCAATGGTTTAAACGCAACGAATTTTGGCATGATACTAAAGAATATACATCTCAGTTTTTATTCCTCTCTATTAGAGTAGTAGTAGACGACGGTAGTTGGTAACAATAAATAGGGATATGAATTTAGACTATCATATCCCTGTTCCTTTTTTGTGGCCAACCGAAGAAGAATTAGTCTACGCAAATGAAAAACTTCTTCCTGTTGCAATAGATTCTGCAGAAAAACTATTCGAAAAGCTTGGTCCAAAATTTGATAAGACTTACATTGACCAAGCACTAGTAAACAGCTGGGGCACCGGACAGCGCATGAAAGAACATATCAGCGAGCTAGGTCTACTCTTTAAGAACTTTTCTGTATTTGTTGGAGCGCCAGGCACACGTTTAGCAAAGCCGCACGTTGACGGATTTGGATTAGGTCATGCAATGGTAGCTAGATTAAATGTTCCGTTGCGTGGTATTAAGGGAAGCAAACTAAGTTGGTGGAAAACAGGCGCAGAAGATCCAAGAATTCTAGAACGTCATTTTGAAGAGTGGAATGCTCGAACTCAACAATGGCAAAAGGGATTTAGTTATCTGGCAGATCCAGATGCAGAGTGGGAAGATCCAGATTGGTCAATAGATGAACCGGGTCCTTGTTGGAATAGAACTGAAAAGTCACATCGTTTGGACTTAGACAACACTACAGAAATTCGTATTAATATTACAGCAGAGCTATCACAGCCAGTACCTTGGACTATATTAGTTGAAAAGCTCAAGGCTAAAGGTTATTGTTAAGGCAAGTCAATAGCCGACGCGACCATATCGTTCTATACTTTTGTCAATCAGTTTTTCGTATCTATCCCAATCCCATTCGGCTAATATAAACATTAGTATCTTGGAATGATTTGGATTCTTCTTTGCCGCATGGCAAAACTCAGAGTTGTTAAAAACAAATGAGTTGGTTTCTGTTTCCCTATAAGCATCAATAAAGATAGCATCATCATGCACACCTTTGTTAAGTCTTTCGTAACCCCAACCTTTTTTATCTTCTGGTTTAGGTGCTAACCAAAATGTAGGTTCTGTATTGTTATCATCTAAAATAATTCTCAATGACGTAGGCACACCAGGGTACTGTTCGTCGAGGTCTCTGTGCAATCCGATTGGATATTGATTATCCCAACAACGTATTGTATGAATTTTCTTTAGAGGCAAGTATGTGGTAATCTGTTCAAATAACTTTGGGAAGTCTTTTTCACCGTCTAGGACAACGTGCTTCATACTTTTATCATCAGTTGGAGTTAAGTATAAACCCTTCCAGTTACAGCCTTCTTCTATGTACTCGTTCCTGAACCAGTCTTCATTTTGAGCTTTTATTTCTGCTTCTTCGCGAGTAAACGGATAGCCCTTTGTTTTTTGTAGACGAAGTACAGGCCTTGCTTCTTTTTTAAATGTTTCAACAAAGTTCTCGTCTGGCACAATGCGAGGTATATCAAGTAATACATAAGGGATACCTTTGTACTTTTCACCTAAGTGTCGCGGATAGTTGTCGTTAAAGTGTGCCATACACATATTTACCTATAAGTTTTACCAACTATCGACATAGGAAAATACAATGGGTTTTAACCATTTTATAGTTGATTTATATGATATATAGTAGTATACTTGAACTATCAGTATAAACACTGAGTTCCAAAGCTTATGAAAGATTGGAACGAACTCGCTTAACAAGGAGAAATAAGCATGAAAACAGTCGGCGACAAATTAGCCCCATTCGCAGTTACAGGCGTCCGTCCAGGACAACCAGAAGATGCATTCTATACTATTACAGAAAATAGTTTTGAAGGCAAGTGGAAAGTAATCGTTTACTATCCAAAAGACTTCACATTCGTTTGCCCTACAGAGATTGTAGCTTACGACAAGTTGGCACAAGATTTTGCTGACCGTGATGCAGTATTGTTAACAGGCAGCACAGACAATGAGTTCTGCAAAGTGGCATGGCAAAAAGCACACCCGGATCTACAGAAGATTACACACCACCAGTTTGCTGACACACAGCGTGGTGAGTTGAGTTTGATTGAGCAACTTGGTGTATTCTATGCGCCAGCAGGTGCCGCACTTCGCGCCACATTCATTGTTGATCCAAACAATGAAATCCAACACGTTACAGTCAACAACTTGAACGTTGGTCGTAGCCCAGAAGAAACACTTCGTGTGTTAGACGCATTGCAAACAGGCGAACTGTGTGCCTGCAATCGCACAGTCGGCGGCGATACACTCTAATGGAAACAAGGACAAGGACCTTAGTTAAAACCATCATCTATAGGATTTGGGTCATATGCTCAACCTATGTGATGCTGTTGATAACAGGACAAAGTCTAACACAGGCCCTTGTTCCTACTATTATTATAAATTGTGTCTGGATGACATCGTACTATCTGTATGATAGACTCTGGGCAAACATTAAATGGGGACGAAAATGAGTTTTATTGAATCAATCAAAGAAGCGTTGCCAGACTACGCAAAGGACACCAAGTTAAACTTGGACGCAGTCCTTTTGCGTAGTACATTGGATGCTGATGTTGCTATGGGTTGTGCCGTAGCCGCTTTGGCCGCAACTGGCAACGGTAAGGTACTTGCTGTTATGTTAGCAGATGCTCCTGTTCACGCAGACTCTGCTATGACTGCCGCAAGCATTATGGCACAGAACAACGTTTGGTATCCATTTGTTGAAATGGCAGATGATGCCGCACTTAAAGGATTGCCAGCACAGTTACGCATGAACGCAATTGCGAGTCATGGCGGAACTACCAAGGCAAACTTCGAAGCATTTAGTCTTGCTGCCAGCATCGTCGGCAAATGTCACTTCTGTGTTAAGGCACATTATGATACATTGAAGACAGAAGGCTATACTGTAGAGAACCTTCGTGACATTGGTCGTATTGCTAGTGTTATGAATAGTGTTGCTAAAGTACTAAACAGTTAAATCAGTTGACAAGTAAAAGCGATTACTGTATATTAGTAGTAATCGCTTTTCTTTTGGAGTTTTTATGTTAGATTGTTTAATTGTAGGTGACAGTATTGCAGTGGGTACACATCAGTTCCGACAGGAATGTGTGCTAGTAGGTAAAGGTGGCATCAACACTTGGCAATTTAACAAGAATTATGCCCAAAAGATTGAACCAGCTGAAACAGTTATTATTAGCCTAGGATCAAACGACCATGATGGCGTAAACAGTTTTAAAGAATTGTTGGCCATGCGACAGCGAGTTGAAGGCAAGAGAGTATTTTGGATCTTGCCTGCAATCAAGCCGCACATTCAAGACATGGTCAAAATCATTGCAAATAGCTTTAATGATACGGTCCTCCCTATTACTAAGCTACAGCCCGATCGAGTACACCCAAGTTGGTCCGGCTACAAGGAAATTGCCGCTAAAACAAAATAACTACCGTTGTATTTTTACAACAGTAGTTGACAAAAGTCTAAAAGGTGTTATACTAAAGACTCACCCAGTAGAAAGGAGCCCAAAATGTCCGAAGTCAAACTAAACGGTCTCTACAAAGTCACTGTCACTGAGTACGATTGCGGTGTACAACGAGTTGATCCTAACGACACCCGCTTCTACACCACACTGGAAGAAGCAGAAAAGTACAAAACACACTGGGAAACAGGCGGTAACCGTGAGTGCTACTGGAGAGCAGAAGTTACAAAAGTAAATTAAAAAGAGGTTGACAACTGCAAATTTTGTGCTATAATAGTTCTTTAGAAGGATTTCTATGTTGACTCTTAAACAACGAGCCGCAGTTGAAGTGGCAAAAATTTTCATCTTGGCAATAGTCATTGGCGCTGGCACAGGCATTTTGCTTAACACCGTACCACTGGCAATCATTGGCATTGGTGCGTGTAGCATCATGATGGTCTATGGTGCCGTTATGGTGTACAAGATGAAGCTTTCTCAACTTGAGGCAGAAGAAAAATTAAAAAGTTAAATTTTTTCGCCATAAGTCAAACAGAGGTTGACAAGCAGGCTAAGTAAGTGTATAATGATTACTATGATGAACAGATCCATTTCAATGTCAAAACAAAGTTGGTGCTCAAAACAGAGCATTCGCTTCTCTGACTCTTTTGATATGAACTATCGTCATATTCTAGGAGCACATCCGGGATAAAGTAATCTAACCATTTACTCAAACCCTGGATGTCATAACAGACTCCGGGGTTTTTCATTTAGTGATAAGGAATAATGACGTTAGAAAAAAAGATTAAAGAAGCAGAATGGACGCAATCTCATACATTAAACAAAGAGCAGTTACAAAAATTGCTCAATGACAAGTTAAAGAGAGCGTATCATATGCATCAATTATTAAACAAGCGAGAGATGTCAGTTCAAAGACATCGTTGATCGCAAAGTGGTTGACAGGAAACGAGGTCCTGTGCTACACTATAAAAAAGCACAAACGGGCGGCCTGTAGGATAGAGTTCTTCTTGTAGAACAAAAAATTACAGCGTATTAAAGAGCATAGAGCTGACTTGGACTGAGATGTCGCAGACTGTGTTCTTTAATACACACATTCGCAAGAGTGTGTTTTGGAGGTGTAGGAAAATTGGTAACCCCAGTGGACTGTAAATCCGCCGCCCTTCGGGCACTACTTGTTCGACTCAAGTCACCTCCACCAATTTTGGCTCGTTGATATAGTGGTAATTATACTTGGCTGTCTACCAGGTCACAGGAGTTCGATTCTCCTACGAGTCGCCAAATTAATCGAAGCGTGGCAGAGTCCGGTTTATTGCACCTGTCTTGAAAACAGACGGCTCCGAAAGGGGTCCGTGAGTTCGAATCTCACCGCTTCGGCCATTTTAATGTATCTCTAGTGTAATGGCAGCATCGCGGATTCCAAATCCGTTAGGTCAGGGTTCGAGTCCTTGGGGGTACGCCAAATATAGTGAGTTGGGCGAGAGGCTGATGCCGATAGTTTGCTAAACTGTTTTTCGGGTTATACCGGGACGTGGGTTCGAATCCCACACTCACTGCCAAAAGGAAATATATGAGCTGGAAAAATTCTGAAGAATTACATAAAAAACAAATAGAAGCATGGACTGCTTTGTGCAATGTATACAAGGAGAGTCTTTACTTCTAATCAATACCCCTGTCGTATAGTGGATCATACACCGTGCTACGAACGCGGGAACGGAGGTTCGATTCCTTCCGGGGGTGCCAGTTATAGTGCGGTGGCCGAGTGGTCCAAGGCAACTGATTGCAAACCAGTACAATCGTGAGTTCAAATCTCACCCGCACTTCCAAGTTTAGCCCGTTAGCTCAATGGTAGAGCACTCGACTGATAATCGAGCGACCTAGGATCGTTACCTGGACAGGCTACCAATTTCTATTCCGTGAAATCCAAGCATGGTGCAAGGACCTGACTGTTAATCAGTGATTAGGTGAGTTCGATCCTCACACACGGAGCCATTATAGAAGCACATACAGATCCGCCCTAAGTCCCGGGGAGATAGCGCGGACACGTTGAAGGACTGTTTAAATGTGTTTCTATAATGGAGCTATCGTCTATCGGTTAGGACATCTGGTTTTCATCCAGGCAAGCGGGGTTCGATTCCCCGTAGCTCTTCCAAGTTTTGAGAGTGTTAGCAAGTGAAGTCACGCTATTCAGTATTCTTCGAAGGTACTGTATAGTAGAAGGTTACGGGTTCGATGCCCGACCGATCGGAAGATCGGGGTGCATGGTGGCGCACAGACTGGATGAATCCCAAGTAACGTACCGAGTCCTAGCCCGGGCTTTATGCAAATAGGTGAATGGTGTCAATAACGATGGTGGCACAACTCTCAAATTCAATATAGAAGCGTAGCATTGAGGTAATGCGCCACCTTCATACGGTGTCCCAAGTGAGTTCGATTCTCACCGCTTCTACCAAAGTTGTTCAATTTAATAAGGAGTATGATATGAAACGTGCTAAACGTTAGTGTCATCCTAGACCCCCGTATGGTCCTGGATGGCACGTAAAAGACAATTCTTACGATCCATCCATGCTAAACTTTGCTGGCGAAGTACCCGGCTCTTACCCGGATTAACTGAGTTCGATTCTCAGAGCATGGACCATATGGGGGTATAATTCAACGGCTAGAATATCCGGCTTTTAACCGGTCTATCAGAGTTCGATTCTCTGTGCCCCTACCATATAAAAACACATTACGAACGGTATCGCTTTTAGCAAAGCCCGTGCCAAAGTAGTCAGTCTAGGATAGTGTGTTTCTATATGGTATTAATCTATCGACGGGTAGACACCATGCTGGGGAGTAATTAACCTCAGGAACTCGCGGTCTTCTAATTGGTAAGAAAGCCCCGTTATGGGGGTGAATGCAGGTTCAAGTCCTGCCCGCAATGAGTTTGATTTCAGTGGGTATAAATTTATGTTTGTTATTAATTAAAGGAGCAGGTACAAACTCTTCTTTAGGCTTTTTATCAAACATAGGTACAAATGTTTTAACACTTACCCAACTAGACGAAGACTGATATGCGCTACGAGCAAACTCGTATAGTAATTTGATTCTTTCGTCATCGTCGTCGTATAGCATAACCATATTTAAGTATTATGGTGTCTTTAGTGTAGTGGCCTGCACCCTGCTCTGTGAAAGCGGTAGTACCGGATCGATACCGGTAAGACACCCCAAACAATGCCAAGATAGCTCAGTTGGTAGAGCACCGGATTGAAAATCCGGGTGTGGGCGGTTCGATCCCGCCTCTTGGTACCATGTTAGCCCCTCTGGCGCAATTGGTAGACGCGGCTCTCTCAAAAGGAGTAATGTCCCCGTTCGAGTCGGGGGAGGGGCACCAGTTTAGGGATAGACGATAGTTTTGAGTCCCTGCCAGTCTAGGTACAGTGGGGTTGACTGTACTGACACTATAGTATGACTGAAGCCGGTATGTTAAACTTGACTATTCGAGACAATCCTGCAAGTCCTCCCAGGAGGATAGTGGGGCGCCCGACCTATGCTCCTGTAGTTAAATGGTATAACGCATCCATGGTAAGGATGAATCAGTAGTTCGATTCTACTCTGGAGCACCAATAAATTTATTCCCGGATTGTGTAATGGTAGCACAACAGACTTTGACTCTGTTAGCCTAGGTTCGATCCCTAGTCCGGGTGCCATTAATATGTTATTGCATAGTCGCCGTATTTTTCCAAAGAACGTTCAACTAGTGCATTAATTTTATCAAGCACAGACTGTGACTTATTGTGATAGATAATAACTGCAATTCGTTTCTTTCCGGGTTCAACAACATCAATGGTGTGAGCCGCTCTGATATTGTTTATATAAAAACATCCAGTTGGGGTATGTTCGCACGTATAAATTTCATCTTGTAGAAATTGATTTATATCTGGTACAACCGAACCAGGTGAAAAGTATCTAGGTGATATCGCCGCTTGCTCGGTGTAAGCTTCTTTAGTCTTTTTCAAAAGTAACTTGTTTGGAGTTTCTTCGTATTCTAAGTACAATCTTAAACCGTACTCGTCGGGATCTTGGTGCCAGAACCTTCCTACATATTGATCTTTAACTGGAAGAACTAGTAAATTGTTTATGTCATCATGCGTTAAGCCAAATGCACTTGCAAAGTAATTAGAGAGCTTGGGAAACTTTTGATCAAACTTTCCTTGCCAGCCTTCAAACTGTCTGTTGAATGGGTTGACAGGAGCCCATGGATAGTTTGTTGCAACTGCTTCGCCAAGTTTAGAACCTTGATTCATAAAAGTTCTGATTTCTTTTAGCTTTATGTTATACTCGGTTATCCAATTTTTTAATTCCTCAATATCAATATCAGGTAGAGGTGGGCAATCAAGTGGAGTGTACAATGTGTTCAATAAAGTATTCATGCTTCTTCTATTAACCCTTTTTTATCTAGTTGTTCATATACCCAATCGTATTCAGGATTGCCTAGTAATCTAAATGCAAGCGTAACACGTGGCTCGGCATTTTTTCTATTGTCAATTGCATGCCATGTGTCAGTTTTAATTAAAGTTGTACGACCAAAGTTGGTGCTATCAACAACATCCCAATCAGTGGGATCATTGAGATCTGCACCAACCGGGAATCCTGCTCGCGCACCGTTGCGCTGATCCACTAGACCAACTTCATACTGATCGGGACGTACCCACATAATTTCACTATCTTCACAACCACTTAGTGGAAGATTTAAACTACAATGTCTTGGCCAGCTTGCACTATCAATATGCAGGCCACCAACTACGCCTTCTTTACATATAAAGAGGTTTACATGGTGAATTATTAAGTTACAATCTGCCATATCATTAAACAGTTCTAGTTGAGTGTTTAATGTGTTTGCTATTTCGTTTGTAACCGGATCCCAATAGTGCCAACGTATACTTGTATGTCGTCGGTTTACCATTTCGGTAATTTTGTCTTTAAAAAATTCGTTACATAATGCAATATCATTTGCATATGACTTTTTTAGTATATGATAGTAGTTGTTCATGTTGATATTTATAAGGTGAGACCACATAAGTATTAACCTAAGCCTCAGTAGCTCATTTGGTTAGAGCACCGTCTTGATAAGGCGGGGGTGCCTGGTTCGAATCCAGGCTGAGGCACCAATTTTGGCTCTCTAGTATAATGGCAGTACTGCGGTCTCCAAAACCGTTAGTCGGGGTTCGAGTCCCTGGGGGGTCGCCAAGTTGACTTTGTCAGCAGTTTGCAGTAAAATAACCTAATAGGAGAATATTATGCCAAGTGTATTTTTGGTAAGTGATACCCATTTTGGTCACATGGGCGTATGTAAGTTTCTCCGTGCAGACGGAGTTACTAAACTGCGGCCGTTTGACAATCCAGATGAAATGGATGAACACATGGTCAAAGTCTGGAACGAACGTGTCAAGCCCACAGACAAGGTCTACCACTTGGGTGATGTTGTTATCAACCGTAAGTCGTTAAGTATCATGCGTAGATTAAACGGCGACAAGGTTTTAATCAAAGGCAACCACGACATTTTTAAGTTAGAAGATTATACAGCACACTTCCGCGACATTCGTGCTTATCATGTCATGAACGGCTTAATCTTAAGTCATATCCCGGTGCATGAAAGTAACCTGTACCGCTTTGGATGCAACATTCACGGGCACTTACATGCTAACCATGTCATGCGTAAGAATGGTTACGGTGGTGAAGTTGTTGATGAGCGTTACTTTAACGCCTGTGTTGAAAACCACGACTTTGGTCCTGTATTATTTGAAGATGCATTAAAGCAAATCAAAGAACGCGGCGGCGTTGTTGGATTCCGTGATGTGCCAGTTGGTGGACCGGATTAAATTCTCACCATAGTTCAATGGATAGAACGGAAACCTCCTAAGTTTCAAATATAGGTTCGATTCCTATTGGTGAGACCATCCATTTTAGTAAATAATGGATGCAAGTAGAAAGTATATTTTCAACAAGTTACCTAATAGGCGCAGGTCCTAACGGTAAGACCGAGGTACATCGTAAAGAAGTAGATCAACAAGGCAGGACTTATCATACAGTTGAATCTTACCCGTTCTTTTCTTACTCGGCTTACGGTACTATAGAAGCCGTTAAAGAGATTGGTAAGAACGTAGATAAGCTAGCTTAACGGTCCTTAGTTCAATGGATAGAATGCTTGGCTTCGAACCAAGCGGTGTGGGTTCGATTCCTGCAGGACCGGCCAAATCAATGCCCAAATAAAAACATAAGTAAACGCATTAGGAGAACACACAATGTTAACAAAGGTTACTACAATTATTTGGGATGTTACGGCCAAAGAAAATTTAGGTGCAAAGCTAATCAGTGACATTCAGGAAAAAGTGCGTACATACGTCAAGGCAGGCTTGACTGATGGCAAGCTTCATATAGACTATAACAATCCTGCTGTCATTCAACGTTGCTGGGCCAATGAAGAAGTAGCGCAAGAATTTAAAGATTGGATGCTTGAGTTGTCTAGTAAACATAACAACCCAGTCAAAGAAGTTAAAATCGAAGACATAAGCAATCTTGTTGTCACTAAGTAAAAATATAATTTAAAGGAACGCTATGTTTGAAGTGTCAGTGTATGATAATTTAGTATCAGCAGAACAGCATAAAGAAGTTTGGCAGTATATTAACAACCAAGAGTGGTACGCTACTTGGAAACAAACACGAGCGTCGAGTGGAGTGTATATTCCAGCTCAAACTAGAGAACACGTATGGTTTAATTATCAAGTTCGTCCCAATCCAACAATGTGGATGCACCGAGCAGTATTTGGTAGCGATGATGCAAGTTTGCAAAACAATCATCCAGTTGTTTGGAAGCTTTGGGAAACTATTAACGGTGCATTAGGTAATCGATTCTTCATTGGCGGCGACCCAGAAGACATGGCAAGCGATCCTGATGATCCACGTTGGAATGCTCCTGCTACACAAGACCCATCGCTTGAGCCAGGTTGGCGAGTATATGCCGGTGGCCAACCAGACGAAGGCATTAAACGCAGTCATGGCGTTCATCGTGACACGATTCGCATGGATGAAACCAAAAACTATACAATCTTGTTCTATGCAAATCCAGTTTGGTATCCGACTTGGTTTGCTGAAAACATTTTCTACCCAGAAGATCCAGCGGGTCTAGCTAAAGATACACAGCAGTTCCAAAAGGGTCATGGACAAAGCAGAAACTTTAATGTAGGTTGGGGCGATGAAGGCAAGACTGTTAGTCCAAAGCCAGGCCGTGTAGTTGTATATGATGGCAGGACCTTGCATACAACAAGACCTGCGGCACTTTGGGCACATGACATTAGAAAAGTTATTGCTTTTAGAGTCCGTTTGAAAGATTAATCGTTGACATAGTGTCAGCGATACCGTATAATTAATATATAGAGCGTGGGCCGGACGGTAAGGCAGCGGATTGCTAATCCGTAGACTCATGAAAGTGGGTCATAGGGTTCGACTCCCTAACGCTCTGCCAATAAACTACATGAAAGAAAATGATGAAGCCAGGAAAAACATTTAAACTAAGTAAGCAGACAAAACGATTTATGTGTACAATGGTTGATGCAACACAGCGTAACGCATACAAGCGTATGATGATCCAAGCAGAACTGGCCGCTGGTGTAGTTATTAAACGCGAGCCTAAAGAAGCACGTAAGTAAAATCAAAGCCCCGGTGGCGGAATGGTAGACGCGGTGGTCTTAGAAGCCACTATCGAGAGGTGTAGGAGTTCGAGTCTCCTCTGGGGCACCATCCAAAGGTAATACAATGCCAACAGTATATACTGAAGTCGAAGTAGACGTTTCATTGAGCGACTTTGACACTGAAGATCTTCTTGACGAATTGGACAATCGTGGTTCATTGCCAACCGAAGGTGATGTTGATGCTAAGGAACTAGTAAATAAAATCTGGTTAAAGCGCAGGGTTGGTAATCACGATTACCAAAAAGAATTAGATGAACTAATTTATCAAGTACTTGGTAGAGTGATTTAATTGAATCTTCTGGCGTTCGTTCAATGGATAGGACAGCATTCTTCTAAAGTGCGAATAGAGGTTCGATTCCTCTACGCCGGACCATTACTCTTAGCATTATGCTCTCCAGCACCTGCTAAAAAACCTGTTAAAGTAGTAGAACCTGCTCGTGCAGTTTTAGTCTTTGACAGGGCTTCTAATACAATCAAAGAAGAAAAAAACATTCACCAAGCAATGCCTATTGCCAGTGTAACCAAGCTAATGACGGCTTATATTGTACTGGAAAGCCATGCAAACTTAGATGAGAAAGTTACCATCCGTAGGCAAAAGATTGAAGGTAGTCGTTTTCTTAATGATGGTATGCAAGTAACTCGCAACGAGTTATTATATCTAACACTTATATCCAGTGATAACCTTGCGGCAAAAATGCTTGCCGTTGCTCATCCACAAGGTTACGATTCTTTCATAGCAGAAATGAATGCCACGGCGCAACGCCTGGGAATGAAGAATACATCTTTCATTGAACCTTCTGGATTACTTCCAAATACAAGCACAGCCTGGGATTTACATTTACTAAACACAGCAGTATCTAAGTACAGCATATTCAGGGATACCGCCATGAGCAAAACTTCTTACCAAGAAGCGCAAAACAAAAAAGGCATGTGGCAACGTTTGGTTATTCGCAATACAAATGCCTTTGCAGGCGAGTACGATATTGCAGTAGGCAAGACAGGCTTTACTACTCCTGCAGGTTGGTGCATTAGTATGCTGGTCAAACATCAAGGACAAGAGTTTGACCTCATTGTCCTTGGTAGTCCTAGCAAAAAAGTTCGAAACAATTTAGTTGCTGTTAAACTAAAGAATCACATAAACTGGGTTACTGCCAATGCTGTGATTAAGAAAATTGATCTTTTAGAGCCAGAAGTTGGGGGAATAATCCTGGGACTTGGTTTCTGAGATTTTCAAGGTGTTCCCATGGCGTTGAAAATCTTAAACTTAAAATAAATCTTGGATTTTTTCCGTTCCAGTTTATTGCGTGTAAGTAGTCAGTTCTAACAAAGCTTGCATAGGTGTTGTACTTTGCTAGATGTGTTTTTGACCAGACTGGTTCACCTGTTGTTGCCCATCGTTCTTCTTTGGTATCTCCAACAACTTGACACCTTAAACTAAACTTTGTTGGATCGTTGGGTTTAGGAAACTCGATAATATGTAAACGTGGATCGTTTTTTATATCATGAATATCCCACCATACCATTTCTGTATCATCGTCTCCATCTAATAACAAGTTAAGGCGGAATGTAGTTAAATCTTTAACTCCGTTGTATGTGTCGATATGAGGATTACCTAACCACGGAAATGATAACATTTTTTCCAACTTCTTATATACAAAGAATTGTATAAC